CTGTGTTATTTCCGTTTTGGAAAGAACTGCCCTGGTTGCTATAACCCTGTTGCTGATAACCGCCACGATGATCTTGATGGCCTTGATTGTTTTGCTGACTGTTACGGCTTTCCAACAGTTGAAAATTACTAGCAACAACCTCTGTGACATAAACACGTTGGCCTTGTTGATTATCATAGCTACGTGTTTGAATTACTCCTGTGATACCAATCAATGAGCCTTTTTTAGCCCAATTAGCAAGATTTTCAGCTGACTGTCTCCAGATAACGCAATTGATAAAATCAGCATCACGCTCTCCAGCCTCGTTCTTAAACGGACGATTTACAGCAAGAGTAAATGTAGCAACCGCAATATTAGATTGCGTGTATCTCAGTTCGGCATCTCTTGTAAGTCGCCCTACTAAAACAACGTTATTTATCATTGATTTTACCTCTCTTAGTTTTTTAAGTCGGCTGATGCAATCAAAACAAGAAGCATCCACCATCCAGAATTAAAATGAATAGTAAGGTATAAGGAGGTAACAAGTACCGATAGATTATAGATTAGCCATGCTAAAGCTGTCATGCTGAAACCTCCTCTACTTCTGATACCTTGATTTCATTTGAACCAAATTTTAATAAGTCGGTGTATCGTTTCACAAACTCAATAGCGGCCATAAATGAATTTTCTGCATTGATTTCTGACCCCAAATCAAGATCTGCAATTTTACCACTGACATAAAAACATCTCATAGTTCTGACTCCTTTCTGTTGACCAACCTTTTACATTTTCAATTTGTGTGAGAGGCCTGTTAGCCTCCTCAAACTCTAAAATAAGTTGATACTTTCTAAATCCCACCTAACCCTCCAAAATTTCAAAGCTGATAAAGTTATCCTCAAGCCATTCTTTCAACTGATCAAGCTGAGATTTTCCGCCATGCAATGTCAAACGCAAGTTAATTGTTAAAGGCTCGCTAGGATCAAATTTTGCCACCTCTCTCGCATTGTTTTGAGGTTCTGGTGTAATTGTACCCTGCTCCAAAATCTCGCCTGTTTCAGAATCATAAGCCTTGATATTCGCATTAGCATTTTTCTTGGCCAATTGAGCAATTTCTTCAAGTCGTTCAGCTTCTGCTTTTTCTTGAGCCTCTTTCTGCTCTTTGCGTGCAATCTCAGCATCACGATCTGATTTCATCATCTTGAGAATATCAACAAGACTCTTACCATCTTCAAGATGTCTGATATAGCTGTCAGCTGGTAAATTGTACTCTTGAGCTTGCTCTTGGATAGCTTGCTTGTTGGCCTTATATTCTTCCAGGGCATCAAATTCTGAAAGCACCAAGGCATCCATTTCATCAAGTGTTGTCTTTTTCAGCTCATGTTTGCCTGTTTTAAAATGTTTCTTAAGGCTGTACTCATCGTATTTGTCAGCGAATGTTGATTTTTCAATCCCTGCGAACATACACCTATCCTCAAAGGTAGTCCGGACAACATCCACGCGCATCAATCGTTCATGTTCATCAATCGCATTAAGTCCTGCTGTGATGTTTGAGATAACATTATCCAATGGCTCAACTGTTTTCTTGTACCACTTCTCAAATTCCTTGTATGGATTATTGATGTTATTTTTGATTTCCTTACGCCGAGTTTCCAACGCCTCTTTTAATTTATTAAGGCGTGTACGCTCATCATAATCAATCTTATAAGTGGATGCTGTCACCTCATAATCTGTGTACTGTGCAACGATTGCTGCAAGTTGTTTCTCCACACTATCATAATCAACATTGATTACTGCAGGTTGGAAATCTACCTTAATTTCTGTCAAGCTATTAGTTACATCTTTTGCCACGTCTTATACTCCTTGTTTTTCGTATGCTTTTTGAATTTGTTTAGTGAGATATTCCATCACTATGTTATAGCCATCAACTGGCACTTTGTGGAAATCGTCTATTTGGTACTTGCTCAATACAAAATTTGCAACTGTATCAAATGGCGCTCCCTTAATCGTCGCAATTTCTTCAACGTTCTTGATGATTTCTTGATACTGAATGTTATCAATGTACCTCACTTGTTGTTCTTGGGCTTGCTGATTGTTTGGTTTCTGTTGCTGATCATTCTGCCCTTGTTCTTGGCTTTCTTCTACTGGATACTCATCAATATCTTTTTCACCAATCGCAAACAACCCCTGTAAGGCATATTTTCGAGCGTATGAGCTGACTGCGCCTGTCCATTGCGGATCTTGCATTTGTTTAATCTGTCCTTTTTGGGTATTAAATACTGGAACTGGACTCATTTCAGCGTACGCTGTTGATTGGTACCTCTCGTCTCTCTCGTCATTAAAAGCTACGGCTGTTGCTTTTACAAAGATTTTTCCAACAAGCTCAACGAGTTCATCAGTTACGATTACAGACCAATCGCTTTTTAGCTCTTTAAAAGTGGTATAGATGTCCTCGGCATTTCTAAATGCGTACTTTACATCTTTTGATTTCTTTTTTTCTAATTGCATTTTTTGTTGCAACTCTGGGAAAGTTAAACTTGCCATTTTCCTCCTCCTTTAAAAACTCTGTAATCCCCTTATTTTTTATAAGGATGAGTTTGTTGTTTATTAGTATTTATTATTCTGCTATCGTGTCATCTTCCTGCTCCACTTCTTTATCTTCGTTGGTTTCAACTGTGATTTCTAGTCTTGTCATAGCTTCGTCTGTTGACTTGCCGTCTAGGATATCCTTGAGCATGTGACTCATATCATGAAACGATTTAGCTCTGGTTCTGCTTTTTTCGCCATCAGGAACCAAACCGAGGTCTTGCATAAGTAGAAATGCTACGCTTGCATCGTGCATTGCTTTCTGAAGTTGTTTTATTTTCTTGATTGTACGAATTGCTTTAAACATACTGTTCTCCTTTTTCGATTTGTTCTTTTTCTTTGTAGATTGCCAATTGTTGTTTCAGGTTATAAACTTCTTGCTCATACATAAAGCGACGTATGCGCTCTTCAAGAAGGTCCTCGTTAAGTTCTACCGCTACTACTCTCCAGTCAAGGTTGACTGATTTAATAACACCTTCGAGTCTGAGTTTTAACTTAGTAAGTAACTTCATTAAGCTACACCCTCCTCGTTAGATTGCTTGTTCATGCCTAGAATAATGTCATAGTACGAATGACCGGCAGGAATGACATAGCCTGTCAGATCATCAACTTGAGAACCATCTGCCATAATGTTTATAATTCTTGGTTTCCATTCCTTTTTTACTGTTTTCATGATATAATTACCTCGTAAAGTATTTTGCTTAGTCCCTCAATGGAATTGCCGTTCCAGAGGGGCTTTTTGTTTTATCTTAGTTCATCTAAGCTGATTTCCAGTGCATCAGCAATTTTACACATATTTGTCCACGACATCTCTTTCATCCTTCCAGCCTTTAGGTTAGAAAAATTAGATGGATGGACATTTGATTCTTTGGCCAATCTGTACATCGACCAGCCTTTTATTTTTAATTGTTTTTCAATTTTATCCCACATCAAAATACCATATGTTGTGTTTTTCAAACACGTTAAATCCTTTCTTATACTATATGTTGACGAGCAAATATATTTGAGTTATAATATATCTTGACTAGGACCTCTCACCGTTTTAGTCAAAATTCCAATAGAAAGGAGATTTAATCATGGGCAAAAATCAGCATGTTGTCCCTGCCAAAAATGGTGGTTGGAACGTGAAAGGTGCTGGCAATTCAAGAGCAACTGTTCATACTACTACAAAGAGCGAAGCTACAAATATTGCTAGACAGATTTCACGAAATCAAGGTTCCGAACTAATCATTCATGGCAAAGATGGGAAAATTCAAAGCCGTGATAGCCACGGTAAAGACCCATTCCCTCCTAAAGGCTAGTCATAATTTGGTCTTAGCCTTACAACATATCCTGTAGCAGTGGTTACATCATCTAGTGTGACTTCTGCTATTTTTTTCTCTCCATCCTCTGTTTCAACAATTAGCCGTGTATAAAAGCGACTATCTAAAATGTTCATCAGATTTGGTTTGGAACTATACGGATATCGTCTTGGTCTCATTTCGTCTCTCCTTTGTATTTATTTTTTCTACCCTCTCTTTTATTTATTTAGAGAAGTAGGACTTGTTGTTAGTTAATATTTATTGTTATTTAATACTTGTTGTTATTTAATATTTATTAGTGCCTTATTTTACTGATTTGTAAAATACAGATTTGTAAAATACAGATTTGTAAAATAAGGAAATGTAACTGCTAATCTGTGGATAACTTTTGTAAAGCTTCCTCCAATCTCTGTAGCATAATTTCAAATTGAAAATCGGTAATTTTAACATCTGAGAAGAACCGAAATGTCTGAACTCCTTTACCTCGTCCGAGACTCTTTTTAAAAGTTCTGAGATAACCAGCTTTCTCTATCTTCTTGAAATGCCTATCTACCATATCCCGACTCACCCCTAAGCGCTTTGCAATTTCTTCTGGATAAACAATCCAGTTTTCTTTATTGCTGAGAACTACCATCAAGATGCCGATAGAAGCAGGCTCTAGGTTCGAATCTTTGAGAAAATCATTGCTGACAGAAGTGTAATCGTTAATTGGATTTTTGAAAGATTAGTTGAAGATCCAATTTTTTAAAATTTGTCATAACTTCTCCTTTCTATTTCTAATCTCCATTTCTGCTATAATATAGTCAGAAAGGAGGTGATTTTATGAAATCCTTTAAAGATTTTCGAGAATCTTTAACAGCTGAAGATATGCAAGATATTGCTGCTAAAGCTAATGAAGCTACTAAACAGATTGACCATACAGACGGATTGCAACTTGGAATGGTCAGTAGTTTAACTTCTGCAATAACTACTATTGAGTTACTTGAGAAGTATCATGAATGGCTTCATAGCTAAGACGCTTGAATTTTTCTAAGTCTATCTGTAAATTGATAGGCTTTTTTATTTTTCCACTATACGGATATTTTCTTGGTCTCATTTCCCTACCCCGCCACTTCATCTTCACTCAAGAACTTGTTGATAAAGTACTGCTGACCCTTGCCAGTGACTTTTGGTGTCTTGTTCACAGTGATATGTCCATCTGCGTGTTGCACGTTTGTTTCCTTGATTTCAAAGAGTTTTAAGTCCATGCTACGTTGGGTTGGCATGTTCCAGTCTGAACCTTTGCGCTTAATCAGGTAGCCATTTTCACGCATCCAAGAAAAGAGGCGATTGGCTCCAATTTTGTAGCCGTTTTGGCTAATGAGTTTGGCAAGTTCGCCTACCAAGATAGATGTATGACTTGCACTTACTGCGTCTGCAAAGAGGACTTTGGGTTTGTCCGCTTCAATCTGCGTCTCCAGTTTATGAATCTTCTTATCCGCCATGAGCAGGGCTCTTGCCATAATCTTCTCAGGACTGTTAAAGTCTTTTTCTACTTGAATGAAGTACTGTCTGACTTCTTTTCCTTTGTCCGTTCGCTGAATCATGGCGATTTCTTTAGCCATGTCTAGTTTGATGATGTGATCTACTTTGTTGTGACCCCCTCGTCCTGTTTGCTGCTCATTTTTGAGAAGCAAAAAATCCTGATTTTCTGTAAAGCCGTATTCAATCATTCTATTGAACCAGTCGGCATATTTTGTTTTGACTCCCAGAGCTTCATGAAGTTGTCTTCCAGAAACAACAGGCTCATGATTGTCATTCAGAGTCACGTTGATGAGTTCGTTCATAGCATTCCTTTCTAACACGATTTTTCGTGTTTTTAGTTTTAAAA